ATTAAAGCATTCAACGGAGGAAGTGTTGTAAATACAAGAGTCGGAGTTCTTCAAGAAAATGAAATAAAAGGTTTGGTTCAAGAATTAATAAATGGATAAGGTTGTTGTTTTATTCACAATGAAAGGATGTCCTTTTTGTGAAGACATGAAAGAAATGTTGGTAAAAGAAAATATTGATTTCGTTGATAGAGATATTGAAGAATATGAGGAAGAATATAATTTGTTTGTTGAAATAACAAACAATGAATATGTGCCAGCTTTCATATTAATAGAAGAACCTGAAACAGATCCCAAAAGTGAATTGTTTGCCCCTGATAGAGATTTTGAGGATATCAATGAAGGTGTTAAAATAATAAAGAAATGGATTAATGGATAATAAAAATCCCCACTCAAAAGGTGGGGATTCTTTTTAAAATAAAATTACGTGTTCCAATAGATCCTGTTTAAGATATGGTTTTTCACCATTCGGATCAAGTATATCGTCAATAAGATTATAATCCTTTATACGATCCTCAAATGAGGTTAAATCAAAATCAAAGACATCTAATATAAGAGATTTTATCCTTTCTTTGTGTATTTTAGAATCTGAAACAATTTTAATTTTAAAATCTTCCGACTCATCAATATCTGTATTGTAGAAAAACATAACCTCATCAACGTTCATTAAATTAAACATATGATTAAAAATATAGTGAGAGTAATAGATAGCGGATCTACCACAATTTAAAGAGTAACCATATGGGAATTCTGAACTTATTGATAATTCACTTATTGGTTCGGGTTCCTCAACAAACGGAGATTTATTTGTTTTAAACCAAACTTTAGAGATCGGATTAATTTCTTGACCATATTTGATAATATCAATCACATTAATCTGACCGTATTCAAGATCCTTTAGTTGTTCATCAAATTTTTCAATGAATTCTAATTTTATATCCATAAGATCTAATTGAGTTTCACTTGTTGTTAGACCATTAACAACCATAAAAGATCCACAATCAGAAACTTGGATTATTGATTTATTTGTTTTGTCAATTTTAGAAAGAATGAAATCTGCAAATAGGTTGACAATACCTCTTCTTGAATTTTTGTTAATTAATCTCATATATTTTTTTTACAATTTGTATGAAATTAAATTAACATTATAAATAGTTTACATATAAAGACGATCAGGAAGCATTTCATTAATGTATTGAGAAACCTTTGTATGATCAGCATAATCTGAAACACTAATTCTTAACCATTCATCGGCACTATACATATATTCCGTAACCATACTGGTGTATGTTAACATATCGGAATAAAGATTTTTATTTGTCCCCTTAAACTCAACTAAAAAATTTATTATATCACTACGTATGTCTCGTATTTTTATGTAAGGTGTATGTATGGTTTTTTCGTTTTTTTTTGATTGAACCCAGTCGTGTCTACCAATGAATAATGTTGAAAGTTCGTTAAATACATCTTCATAAACCTCATCATTATATGCTTGATTATAAGCTTCATCACCCAACCAACGAAGTTGATTTTTTAAATCATATAGATCTCCTTTAAATAAAGAGTTCATAGAGTCCTTATCTCCAACTATAGACGCTATATTTGATTCGGTTATTATAAATCTACCATTGTTGTCAGATATATCCTTAAAATAAGGACTTGAATATTCATCCAAAGAAAATTCCTGATTACCAACTATTTCAAGAACTCTTTCTTCTAGTAATTTAATATTTTTTTCATCAAGTTCTTTTATAATATCATCATAAACATCATAAACCGTATCTGAAAAAGGCTCCCACCAGTCCTCATCTAACGCTTTTTCAACAATATCCCTATCATTATAATCTATTGAATATTGATTGTCTTTGAAAAATTCAGATAGTTCGTTTAAACGATCTAATCTTAGATAATACCCATCTGGACGAATTTGTACATCACCTAAACTATATTCAATTATTTCATTTATATATGATGGGTCATCGTTAATAAGAGCTAGCATTACAGAATTTACTAATTCAGGATCGTTATAATCAATCGTTTCTAAACTTATTCTATCTAATAAACCTCTTCTTTTAACTAACGATAAAAATTTGGAAACATCATTACCAAATGCCGATGAAAACTCATCCCAGTCACCATTATTAAATTGATTTATAAATTTTTCTAATCCTGTACTCATATTAATAAATATTAAAAAAGGTGGAAACTAACGTAACCACCTTTAATTTCTTGGTAGAAATAAATTATCTTTTGTTATAATACTTCTCAACAATTTTTTTAACGGACTCTTGAACAGTGGCATTTTTTACTTGCTGAGGCTGTCCCTGAGCTGTTGATTGTTGAGTAGTGGTATTTCCACCGTTGTTCTTATTTTTGCATCCACACCCCATCATCAATTGTTTTTAATGTGTTTATTTTAATATAAATATCACAACACAAGATAATATGTAAATAATTTTAATATGAATAACATATTTATTGTATATGAAAAAAGTTGTAAAACTTACCGAATCAAAATTGATTAATATAATAAAAAATGTGATCAACGAACAAGAGGGGGAATATTATGAAATTCCCGCTAGCGAATATAAACAATTGTTATCTGCCACAGGTTACAATGGTAGAGTGTTATCTAAAATAAAAAGATTTGAAGGTAAACCAATTAAAGTTCTCGGTAATTTGGATTTATCTAGTACTCCAGTTCAAGATTTAGGTAAATTATATGTTGTTGGTAATTTATTTTTGCAGCGTAGTAAAATACAAACTCTTGATGATGTTACGGTTACTGGTAATATATCTCATTATAGTACACCATATCAGGATAAGTTAGATAGAATTGCAAGACAAAAAATAATTGATGAAGCTAATAGTAGGAGAGAAAATAATATATGGGATCCTGAAGATACTGATGAAGAAGGTTTAATGGCGAATATTGTTTTTAACTATGCGGTTAGAGAAGGCGAACTTAAAGCATTGTCTGATGAAGAAAAAGTTGAATTAGATAATTTGAAAGAAGAACTTGAGACTGTAGAATCAAGAATGGAAGTTGAAGACGATGAGGAACTTTACGATGAGTTAAGTGAAAAATATGATGAGATCCAAGAAAGAATTGATGAGTTAAGTAAATACGTTGATGTTTATGATCTAATCCCAGGAAAATATGGTCATTATAGAATGAATGTTTTTGAATCACTATCTGAAGGAATTGAATATGCGATTAGTAGTGAGGATGATGCTAGAAAATCATTATATGACTACAATGAAAATCTTATTGATGAAATTGGGTATGAAAGTTTTCATAGTTATATAGTTGAAGAATATATTGATAAAGATTCTCTCGCTGATTATCTTGAAGATATGTTTAGAGATGATATATATGAATCACCGGAAAGTTATGATGTAAAAAGAGAATTAAGTAGTTATCAAGAAGATGAGATTTGGCTTCTTAAAATGGAAAAATGGGTGTATGAAAAGGGTGGTGTTAGAGCCCCAATACAATATCAAACCAGAGAAAGTGGGAATATCTTTGATTTTATGGATGAAGATGATAACAGATTCCAATTAAAATATGATGGAACAAGATGGGTATTATATAAAGATGGTTCTGTAGTACAACCAGGACAATTATATGATGATGAAGACACTGATGATCACCAAGATGATCGTGAAAGTAGAATTTCTGATATAGAATATGAAATACAAGAAATTGAAGAAAATCCTGAAGGGGATTTGGATGAAGATTCGGTTGAAGAAATTGTTGAGGATAAAAAGGATGAAGTTAGAAACGATCCATTGAGATGGATCAAAGATCATGGTTTGGAAATTAAATATTTTATTGACAAAGATGATTTTATAAGAGGTTTATCTAATGATGAGGATTATGGTAATTTAAATGGTTATGATGGAACATATGATTATTATGATGGTTATATTGTTATGAGAATTGGCTAATCAACAATTTACAGATAACATAATCTGTGTTATATTTTTGTCTAAATGACAAGAAAACGAAAAAATAAGAAGATAGAATTTCTAATGGATACCGATTGGTTATTTGAAGATCCGATAGATAGAGAACACAAAGAGTATAAATTATTGAGTTATTTCCAAAAGATGGGAGAAAAGCTTGATAATATGGAATTATACCCTGGATTTATTGAGTTATCCCTTCATTTGGCGAATGTCCAAACTTTAATCAGAGAAAAAAAGTTAATCTACACTGACAAAAAATTTGACTCAATTGATGATGAGTTATTAGTTAGAGATCTCAAAATAAAAAAGATTCCCGAAATGTCCCAAACCGAGAATGAGGAATTTGTTAAGATATTAACATTTACTGCACCCAGACTTTTGGAATACTTTAACATTGCCAAGTCAATATGGTCAATAGTATTTGATACTATCGGGATCAATATAAAGAAAAACAAAAAAAATCTACAAACTAAAAAAGGGTATTTTTATTATAACGAGAAGAAATCCGGTAATCTTTATCTTTGGGAATATAATATTAAATCTGCGGCAAAAAAATCATCAGAAGAAAAGACATTAGTTAATTTAATATATTCTGAACCAAAACTAAAATTGACAATACCGAAAATAATAAATACATTTTCACAATGGAATGGTGAGGATGAAAGATCTTCATTACCTGTTTTTGAGATGACGTGTAGTGATATATTCCCCATTAATGAAACCCTACTACCACTATTCAAAAGAAAGTTAATTAATACTATTCGTCAATCTCAATTTGATGAAGAAAAATTTGAAAATATTAAAATATTATAAAATGGAAGAAAATTTGATTTTGTTAATTAAATATTTGGTTGAAAAAAATCCAAATGATTATGATTTAGGAAAAGAAGTTAGATCCTTAATCAATAAAATCAACAAAGAAGAAAACCAAGAAAAGATAAAGGAAGAATGGGGTTCAACAAACGGATATTAAAAAAAGAAAATATCATCAATAATCTACATAATCTTGAAACGTATCTCTCTGCGGATTGCATCATAATTTCTGATGAATTTTCAAAGGAAGTTTATAAGATGTATTGTGAGAATATTAACACGGATGAAATCATAAAATATATAAAATTTAATATAAATGGCTGAAAAAATAATTACCACAGACTTTAGAATGTATGAACCACTCAAAACAAATAGATGGTTGATTGAATTGGAAGGGATGGATATCAAACCATACCTTTTCAGGAAATATAAAATTTACAACGAAGGTGAAGACATCATTTTCACAACCGAGTTTGTTGAAACAACTGAGGATGTTGTTAATCCAAAAGAGTTTTTTAATATTGTTGGGGTAAAAATTCAATATTTAGATCCAACAGGTGCGGTAATCAATGGGTTAAAGTTTGACATAAAAGGGATGAATTTTGAACAAAAAGTGTCATACGCAAAAGATAAATTTAAAATTACAAAATTAAGATTTATTGTTAAATCGGAAACAATACATCCATTATATATAATTGAAAAAAAAGATTAAAATGGAGTTATTAAAAGGAATGGTAGTTGGTTGCGGTGAAGGTAACATTAGTTGGTATCCCGAAAGAATGTACACCTTACAAGATCTTGTATATCAAACAAAACCAAAAAATATTATTGAGGTAGGTTTTAACGAAGGACATTCAATGAAGTTAATATGTGATTCATTGGTTAAACTCAAAAACGATGACCCAAACTTTAATCAAGAACCAATTAGAATTTTAATCTTTGATGATTGCAAGCATGATAATGTGATTAATAACTTTGAAATTCTTGTTGAACATTATAAAAAATTTAACATACATTTGAATCTTATTCCCGGTAACTCACTTGAAGTTGTCCCAAGAGTTTTAGATACGGTAAAAAGTAAATTTGATTTTATTGAGATTGATGGGTGTCATTTTGAAGAATGTGTTAGGGGAGATTTAAATAATCTGATTAATTTTGTAAGTGATAATGGTATAATATATTTGGATGATTATAAATCCTCAAAAGACCCAACAGAGGGGGTAAATAAAGTTGTTGATTCATTTGACTGGTATGGATTTAATACCTATTATATTGATGGAGTATTTTGGGCTCATAAAACAAACAATAAAATGGAAAACAATAAAGAACAAGTTAATCACCCAAGTCATTATGGAGGATCGGATAATCTTTATGAAGCCATCAAGGTGATTGATGCGTGGGACTTAGGGTTCAGTTTGGGTAATACCGTAAAGTATATCTCAAGAGCAGGAAAAAAGAATAAGGATAAAGAACTTGAGGATCTAAAGAAAGCCTTATGGTACTTACAACATCACATTGAAACATTAGAGAAAAAATGATAGAAACAGGAAGAATAATTAATGGGGATTGTATTGAGGTAATGAAAACATTACCTGAAGGTAGTGTGGATTTAATTGTAACCAGCTGTCCTTATGGGGTTGGTATTGATTATGATGTACACGAAGATGATGTTGAGTTTGAGGAATACAAAGTGTTTAGTAAAAATTGGTTAACTGAAGCATATAATGTATTAAAAGACGATGGACGAATTGCTTTGAATATCCCATACGAAATCAACAGACAAAAGAAAGGTGGAAGAATATTCTTTGTATCGGAGATGTGGCAAATTATGAAGGAAATTGGATTTGGTTTCTTCGGTATTGTTGATTTGGAAGAAGAATCACCACACAGAAGTAAAACAACTGCTTGGGGATCTTGGATGAGTCCGTCTAGTCCCTACATATATAACCCAAAGGAGTGTGTAATACTTGCATACAAAAAACACCATATTAAAAAGGTTAAAGGAGAACCTCAGTGGAAAGGGACACCTACTGAAATTGAACAGGAGGATGGAACCATAAAAAAGAAAGTTGTGTATGAAGAAACGGATAAGAAAGAGTTTATGGAGCTTGTTTTTGGTCAGTGGAATTACTTTGCAGATACTAAGTCACTCACCAAAGCAACGTTCTCAATGGACATCCCAACCAAAGCTATCAAGATTTTATCCTACAAAAATGATGTAATTTTAGATCCATTTGCTGGTAGTGGGACTACATTGGTTGCTGCGGAAGTATTGGGAAGAAGATGGTTGGGAATTGAATTATCACCAAATTATTGTAATATTGCTAATACAAGAGTTAATTACTTCAAGACGTTGGAATTGATGAGGGATGATATTGTTTAATAACTGATTTATACATGAGAAAAAAACCATTTGAAAAGTTCAAAGAAGAGTGTGGTAAGATTGCAATTACCATTGAGGGTGATTACACTATTATTATAGATAAAGGACTAAATAAGTTTAAATACCATACAATGATCTATGATGTTCATATACATAATAAAAATGATATAATTACGATTTATGTTTATAAAAAATCATCTTAAATATATTTGACATAATCATTAATAATACCTAAAATTGGATAGAAATGAAAAGATTAATATTTAAAATTAAATTATTTTTTAAACGAGTAAAAACAAAAAACAAAATGATTGGAAAAAATGTAAAATTGGTTAAATGTACACCATCAGGAAAACCCTCATCGGGTAATCCTAACATTGGTAGTGATGGGTTATTTAGAATTAGTAGTAATTGGGTTACTGGTAACTGTTATAATGGATACGGTATTTGTAACTCTTTTGGTCACACGGCAGGATGGGTATACGAATATGAAATTGAAGGGGTACAAACAGTTCAAGACATCCAAAATGAGATCAAAGAAATGGAGGAAAAACTCTTTTGCCTTAAATCCAAAATAGAATGGATGAATGAGGTGGGTGCCACCGAATACGATGAGGATGAATTTAAGGTGTATGAAACCCTAAAGACTCTTCAGAATGACGGTTTGTCGATTAAAGATAAAACAAAATTAATTGCTTCTCTCATTAAAGGTAACAATTGTTAAAATATGAAACCCACCAATTAAAGGTGGGTTTTTTATTTACATAAAATAAAACAATAATATATTTATTCCTGAAACCTTGTTACTGGGTTCCGAGTGTCCTTGAGGCATTTGAGTTGGAGAGAGACCAACGATTCGGAGTTCAATAAACATAAAAAATAAAAATAAGGAAAAATGTATTACAATCAAATCAGTGATAAGCCATGTGCTTATATCACAAAAGGAAAACAAAGAATTAAACAATTCGGTCAGAATGTTTATCTAAAAGACGGATCAGAGTTTGAAATAGAACTTTACAACCCATCAAGAAAAACCGTCCTATCAAAAATAAAAATCAATGGAGAGTTCATTACAGGTGGTGGTATTGTACTACGTCCAGGTGAGAGAGTATTTCTTGAGAGGTACATTGATGTCCCCCACAAATTCAAGTATGAAACTTATACCGTAGAGACCACAAATGAAACCATGAATGCGATTGCAAATAATGGTGACGTTGAGATTCTATTTTATGAGGAAGAGGACATTATTGATGTTAGAATAAATACCTTATCTTGGAATCCTACTTATACGACAAATAATTATAATGATATTATTGGCACATATTTTAATACAAGTATAAATTACGATTCAAAATCCAATGTAGATGTAAATTTAACCAGTTTTAATGACACATTAGGTTTTAGTAACAATCCACGATCAAATAAATTTGAACAAAAACCAAGAAGTAGAGGTTTATTTAAAAAAACTAAATCGGTTGAAACAGGTAGAGTTGAAAAGGGATCATCAAGTGATCAAACATTCAAGACCGTAAATAAAAATTTTAACTCTTGGACTATATCAACATCAGTATGGAAGATATTACCGGAATCTCAAAAACCTGTTGAAAAAAAGGATTTAATTGAAAGATGCCCAAAGTGTTTAACAAAGATAAAAAAGTCATCTTGGAAATTTTGTCCTGAGTGTGGGAATGAATTGGTGAGGACAAAAACTGAAATTAACTACATTGATTCAATTTATGTTGACCATAACGGTAAACGATATATGATGCAAGATTATAGAATGGAATTGGATAAATTCTTTGAATTACATAAAAATAAATTAATTTATCTTAAAACCAGCTCAATCGGAAGAGACACGATCCGAGCGGTAGTAATTGACTAATAAAAATAACAACAAGGTTTCAAAATATTAAACCCACTTTTTGAGTGGGTTTTTTTATTTAAGAGATAACCATTTTGATTTATAATCCTTATTGGTAGAACAATATCTACCATAATCATTAACGATTGGGTAACCGGTATTATAATAACCACAAGCAACACCCCAATTACCATATCTGTTATGTAGTTTTCTTAATAACTTCATACTTGTCTCAATATTCAGTTTTAGATCATTCATTATTTTATATTTGGAATAACGAACTTTATTAATATAAAGTGAAGTATTTGGCATAATTTGCATCGGGCCAAGAGCCCCAACACAAGAAGTTCTACTTGGATTATACTTCCAATCAAAAGGCCCACGATAAGTTGTTTCTTTATATGCCACATTGTATGCAACATATTTTGGGACATTATATTTTTCTGAGTATTTCTCAATCAGTTCATACATCTGAATACATTTTGGTGATTTAATGTCAGATGGATCACCAACAAACATAGTGTTATCTGGTTCACTAAAAGTGTTATTCATACTTGAAAGAAACCCAATAATTGAGACACATCCTACAAGATATGATAATTTAAGGATTGATGAAAACTTGAACATAATTTTTTATTTTGAAACGTCAGAAAAAATATTTCTCGCATAGAGTTTAAATACGGAAACACCAATTGAATCTTGATATACGGTATAATCTCCCGTCTTCTTATCAATAATTATCAGGTGATTGTGTTCATCAAGAGCAAGATTGACTTGACTCCTGTTTACCTTTACGGTATGGATCGTAGGTTTCTGAGGCCCATACTTACTATTATAAGCTGAACCAATATAAAACCCTGCAACCAAAGAAATGGAAACAAAGGATAAAAAAATAATGTTTTTGAATACTGGTTTTGATTTCTCAAAAAACTTTACAAACTTTTCTTTCATAATTTTTAATTTTTAAATTTCTACAAACATAGGGATTTTTAAACAATAAGACAAATGGTATTTACATTTTGATTTAGATGGATTAATTCAGATTACAAAGTATTTATATGAAAAACAATAATATATGACGACCAGTAAAAATAGACACGTCCTGGTTGAAAGTGGATTACGAGATATCACATCTCTCGCTAGAAGATACCCAAAAGCGAAAATCTACTTTCACCAGGACCTTTGACTTGACGGAGTAACAACCGCATTGGCAATGAAACATTATCTTGAAAATAACGGGATTAAAGTTGTTGATGCTGAAATAATACAATATGGTGATAAAGAATTTGCAATAAAAAAAATGGACGCAAATGGGGATGTAATGCCGGTTTTGGTTGATTTTGCCCATGGCCGTCCAATGTTTGTAATCCATACTGATCACCACGATACACAAGCTGGTGTTGAGCAAGGAACATCAACAAGTTTTAGATCCTCAAGGTCAAATGTTGAAACAATATCTCAAATTATTTCCCCAAAAGAAATATTTTCACCTGAAGATATTCAGTTAATTTCAACAGTAGATTCTGCGGATTATGCAAGATTTGATATTACCCCCGAGGAAGTAATGAATTATCTTTTTAAACTTGATAAAGACAAATCATTACAAAGAAACAAAATGTTAATGGGGTTGGTTGTTAATAAATTATTGTTGGCTTATAAGAACAAACCAGGTTTCTTGGATTCAATCGTTTTAAATGCGAAACCATCATTAATTAGTATATTAAATAACATTAGATCTCAAATTGCGGAAAAAGGATATGCTGGAGTTGAATCTTTAGAAAAACACAAGGAAGAGTATGTTCAAACAATGAAAAGTCACCCAAATGTTCAGATTGAAGGTAATATAATAGTTCAATATGGTGGAGGATCAATGATGAAACCAGGATCTTATGATAGATACACACCATTTAGAAATAATCCTGAAGCCGATTTCTTGGTTATTGCTTGGCCTTTGGGATTGGTTCAAGCATCTTGTAATCCGTTTAAAAAAGAAAGAGCACTTAAAGGTGTTAATTTAGGTGAAATTAAAGATGAGGTTCTTGCGAAGTGGGAATCACAACTTAAGGATAGACAAATACCATTATCAACAATAAAGTGGGTTTCAGAATCAGGTAAAGATTTTGGATCTGAGTCAGTTGGGTTTACGTTTAAAGATTTCAAAGCATTATATGGATTTGAATCAAAAAGTGAGAGTGGAAAATCATTAATGAAAGACATTGAAACCGCAATGTCCAAACCATTTAGTGATTTAACTGAAGAGGAAATGAGTATGTTGGATAATATCACTGTAAGTGCTTGGGATGTGATTGTTTCTAATAGTGGTGGGCACAAATGTATAACTAACATTTCAGGTTTAAGTTATCTTGGTAGATCTAAAAGACCTCCATCAGGTAAATACAAATACCAAAAAGATAGTGAAGATGCTGCGTATGTTAAATTCACAAAAATGATACAAAAAGAATTTGTAAGAGTGTTGAAAGAAAAAATTGGTGAAGAATAATCAAATCGGTGGACATTAATGGATTGATTACTATATTTATAGTAAATATCTATTTATGCTTTTAACAAAAACACTCAAAATAAGGATCACTGGAAATGTTGCCGACTACTATAGAAAAAATAATATAGATGTTATACTCAATGAGTATAACGAATTACCAATTGAGTTGGTTAATCCACAAAGTCATTTAATCGTTGATGCGGTTTGTGATGTTTGTGGTAAAGAAGTAAAAATTCAATATAGAAGATACAATCAATCAATTAGTAGAGGTGGGTATTATACTTGTTCTTCTGTTTGCAATAAAACAAAACGAGAAAATACCTGTGTTGAAAAATACGGAGAAAAAACCCCCTTCAAGACAAAGGAGTTTAAAGAAAAATCAAAAAAAACTAGTTTATTAAAATGGGGTACGGAACATTTTAGACAAAGTGAAAAATGGAAATATGAAAATGGGGGTAAAGAAAAAGAAAAAAGAAAAGAAACAATATTTAAACAATTTTTGATTGATAACCCCCAAGTGATTGATCAAGATGAAAAACATTTTATTGTGAAGTGTGATATTCACGGACAATCCAAAATACCTAAAGGTTTATTTGCTAACAGGAAAATAATTAAAACTGAACTATGTTGTGAATGTAATCCGGTTGATAGTAACGTATCGGGTAAAGAAATTTTGTTATTCAAATTAATAAGTGAATTATATGATGGTGAGATTATCCAATCATACAAAATTAATCGTAAAGAAATTGATATTTATTTACCTAAATTAAAAATAGGATTTGAATTTAATGGTCTTAGGTGGCATTCTGAATTATTCGTTGAGAACGATTACCACATTAAAAAAACCAAAATATGTAATGAGAATGGTGTCAGATTGATTCATATATTTGAAGATGATTTTGATTTTAAATATGATATTGTTAAGTCAATAATTGGAAATATTTTAAATACCTCAAATAGGGTATATGCCAGAAAAACAAACATAAAAATCATTAAAGATAAAAATATAGTTAAAGAATTTTTGATCAAAAATCACTTACAAGGTTTTGTTAATACTAACATTAATTATGGATTATATTATAATGGTGAGTTAATATCGTTGATGACTTTTATGAAGACAAGAAAGATTTTGAATAAAAATCAAAAAGACGATGAATATGAGTTAGTTAGATTTTGTAATAAAGTTGGAGTTTCCGTTATCGGAGGAGCATCTAAATTATTTAAACAATTTATTAAAGATTATAATCCTATTAGTGTGTTATCTTATTGTGATATATCTTGGGCTAATGGTGATTTGTATAAAAATCTTGGATTTGATTTAATTGGGTTAAGTAAACCTAATTATCATTATGTTATTAATGGTAAACGTGAGAATAGGATTAATTATCAAAAACATAAATTAGTTAAACAAGGTTACGATAAAAATTTAACTGAAGTTGAAATAATGGATGGATTGAGGTATTATAGAATCTTTAATTGTGGGAATGAGAAATATCTTTATCAGTCAAAATAAACTCTATCGCCCTCTTTAATATCATATCTATTACAAGTTCCACCAAGAACTTCAAGAACAAGATCTCCTTCTCCTGAATAGTGATCACACTCATTTGTAAAACATGGTTTACAATTATGGTGTATTTTGTAAATACTATTTGCTTTTATGAAAATTATATCAAGAGGGATTACACAATTTTTCATCCAAAAATGATGTTCACCATCTCTCATAAAAAATAACATTCCATCAAAGGTATCATCAAATTTCTTATACATCATACCTTCTTCAATGTCTTTTTTTGTTAAAACACATTTTACATTGAATAGATTGTTATTTATTATTAATTCCATACACATAAATATGAATAAAAATAAAAAATTGGATAGATTTTCAGGTATCTTGATTAAATGTAATGATAAAGTGTTACTATGTAAAAGAAGTCCTGATCAATCATTACCCGGAAAATGGTCAATACCTGGTGGTAGTGTTGAGAATGGTGAATCACCAAGGGAGGCTGCGGTTAGAGAATTCTTTGAAGAGACAAACATTATTATTGAGGATCCTGATGAGTTAAAATTGATTGGTGTTATAAATAGATATACGAAGGATGGTAAACATTTAAAGGGTGTTATGTATGTTTATTTCATTGAAGTTGATGAGGAAATATATCCTGATCTTGAAAATGCTGAAGACGGATACGAACATAGTGAATGCGGGTATTTTGGGATGATTGATTTACCATTTGATGATTATAAGGATCAATTATTCAAAATTATATTGAAAATTTTGTAAAAAAATTGAATTTTCGTAAACATTGTAATATTTATAACATACAACAACAAATTCCCCTTTCTTACTTATTGTTGGTTTAAAAACTTGAAAATCCCAAATGGTTCTTAGTTGAATTTATTTGGGATTTTTTTTGTTTAATATAATTTTTTATGTATCTTTGTTGAAATAATTAAAGATATGGAAAAAGAATTTGTACCTTATGCTCCGTCATTAAGACTTAAAGCACTTGGGTTTGATGAACCTTGTTTTGGATATTACAAATATGATGAATTAATAATAGAAGGAAGGTATAAGAACTCAGACCATGGTTTTTCTATTTCAGCACCAACATTCTCACAAGCCTTCAGATGGTTTAGAGAGAAGCATGATTTATTTTCTTCTGAGGTTTATGATAGAGGATTGAATAATGGTAAAATACCTGTGATACATTCATATTCATTTAGAATATTGAACCTGAATAATTTTGAAGATTTTTATGGAAAGATTTTTAATACATACGAAGAAGCAGAACTTGATTGTCTTGAAAAGCTATTAGAAATTGTAGAATCTAAATCAAAATAATATGGAAAAAGAATTTGTACCATATCCACTTGCTTTAAGATTAAAAGCACTTGGGTTTGATGGACCTTGTTTTGGGTTTTATAAATTAGGTGATATTGATATTTATTATGACACAATACTCCAAGGAAAAAATCATAAATTCAGAAACAATACTCAGCTAAATTTTTATGGTGATTTAAAGGAAAAAGTTTCAGCCCCTACCTTCTCACAAGCATTTAGATGGTTTAGAGAGAAGCATAACTTACACTCATTTATTGATTGTAAGTGGAAAAATCTAGGTTGGGAATTTGAATTAGTTGATTTGAATAAGATGGAAGTAGTATCACTAATTGGTAAAAAATATGGATATAACACTCCCGAAGAAGCAGAACTTGCTTGCTTGGAAAAATTAATTGAAATTGTTGAATCTAAATCAAAATAATATGGAAAAAGAATTTGTACCTTATGAGTTGGCTTTAAGAATGAAAGCACTTGGATTTGATGAGCCTTGTTTTGGTGTTTATGACCCCGATTCTACATTTCATGAAATCCGCTCAATATATTCAATTTCATTTTTAAATAATATTGAAGATAGAGTATTAGCTCCAACATTCTCACAAGCATTTAGATGGTTTAGAGAGAAGTATGATTTGAGAATTTGGATTGAATCTAATTATGGTGTTGCAAAGTTTGAATATGTAATTGCCACAACAAACCCTAATTTCATAGATAAACAATTCAATGACTTATCAGCTTATAAAACCTACGAAAAAGCAGAACTTGCTTGTCTTGATAAGTTATTAGAAATTGTTGAAAATAAATAATAATTGTATGAAAAAAGTTTTGTATGTTGTTTTGGGTGTGATTATGATCACATCTTGTACTGATAACCAAAGAGCAAGAAGTTGGGGTGGTACTGAAGAAGTTAGTCTTAAAAAAAATGAGGTTCTAATGAATATCACTTGGAAAGGTGATGATATGTGGGTTCTAACAAAGGACACCACTACTGGTGAATGTCATTTCAGAGAACATAGTTCTTTTGGTATTATTGAAGGTGAAATTGTTTTGAAATAACAAAAATATTTTTTATCTTTGTAATATGAATAAGGTAGGATATAAAGTTAGAATTATAAACGAGAAGTTTGGAGAACTTCTTAATGAAGTATTTATTGATGAGGTTCAGTTCAAGATCTTCTTGGAAATGGTTCACGGATGTTTGGAACTTAAAAATGATTTGAGATTCTTCAATGGAGGTACATTTTTGATCAATATTCCATTCCGGTTTTTGGAAGACTCCATCATTGTGACTGGTACACAAGATATTGATATGGTTGAACCTATCAAAAGTAAAATTGAAGCACTTGTAACGAAATGATTATGAAAAAAATGTTCTTGTTTATTTGTATTGGGTTGGGAGTAATGTCCTGTCAGAAGGATAACATCCAACCCAATGATCCACCACTTCCACCACAACCAATTGTGTATGATACAATTGTAATGGACACCGCACTAAATATGGTTGGGGAAAGTTGGGTAATTACCGGTTATCGTGTCAGTGAGATCGGAAGTATTATCCCTACAAATGATACTCTTGCGTTTAATACGATTAATCAATATACCTTCAATGGTAATGGTGCAACGTATTCGTTCTATACCACCGCATCGGCATATAATCTAACAATGAATTATACACCATGGGGTAACTTGAGTGGAACTATTTATGATGGTAATATCAATAATGGAGTCATAAATGGATTGAAATTCGTTGATGTTACAATGGGATCCTCAAACCAAACAAATTATTATTTGTGGATGCATAAGATATAAGTTTCCTTGTTTAGAAAAACAAGGTGGTGGCAGTTCGTTCTCCAATGGACGATCCCAATAAAGGAATCAGAAATGGTTCCTTTTTTTTGTTTATCATATATTTATAAATAAACAAGTTATGAATATTAGAAGAATTTTAATTTCCGAACAAGAAAAGAAAGATATATTATCACAATATGGTGTGAAAAAAGATGTTATCTCTGAACAAACATTAAACTCTGATGGGACATATGTGGTTAAACGTGATCAAGTATTTTATAGTAGTGGTGAGCAGTTAGGTGGATCAGCATCAAAAGTTTATGTTAGAAAAGATACTATAGTATATCCAGATAAAGATGGTAAATCAGTTATATTTAATGTTTATTATAAAGAAAACAATCAATTTAAACTATCGGGTAGTAAAGGTAAATTAAATTGTGGTCAAAATATTATAAACGTTGGTAGCCAAACCTATCAACAAGCGCCAGACACTGGACAACCATTTAAAACCACAATTAATAAAATGTTTTGTGGTGGTGATATTTTAAAAACTAAAAAGACGGAAACAAAACAAAAATCAAAAACAATTAAGTTAACATTATCTGACGAAGAAAAATGTTTATTACCTAACGACAATGTGTGGCAGTATGCCAAACAAAAAGATAGATGGTTTGCATCTAAAAATGGTATTGATTGGTTTGATATTACAAATAATAGTAAGGCAACTACCCTATTAAAATCTAGTTGCAAATCGTTGAAAGATATTTTGGCT